CGCGGCCAGGTGGCCGGAGTCGGCGGCCGCGAACCCTGGCCGCCTGAGCAGATCGGCGACGGTGACCAGCGGACCCATCGTGGTCAGCCCTCGGCGCTCTCCTCGCGGGCCTCGAGATAGCGCTCGACGATCTCGGGCGGCACCTTCCCGCGGGCGGGCACGTCGATGCCCTGCTCACGCGCCCAGGCGCGCACCTCTGCCGGCCGGGGCGCCGTCTTGTCGCCGTCGGCCTGGTCGTCGCCGTCGTCGCCGGTGGTGTCGCCCTGGGGCTCGTCGTCGACCGGCACCCACCGGGGCCCGCGGGCGGGCGGCCGGTGCGGGCTGGGGATGCCCGCGGCCTTGGCCTCCTCGGGGGTGAGGTCGACGATCCGTCCGGTGCGGGTGTTGCGGTAGCGCATGGTTCTCCTGGGGATGGTCGGGCGGGCCCGGGGGCGGAGAGCCCGGGCCCGCCCGCGTGGGTCACGCCCCGGTGACCTTGTAGACGCGGTTGCTGTCGACGACCGACGCCCCAGCGAACGCCGAGACCACGGACTGGTCGGAGAGCCGGTGCGGGTCGTACTGCAGAATCTGCCGCAGCGCGAGACCGTCGGTGGTGACGACCGCCGAGTCGGCCGCCCCGCGGGGCGCCATCGGCGCACGCTGGGCGAACGCGAACCCGGACCGATGGTAGAACACCATCGACGTGCCCGTCAGCGCCGGGCTCTCGACGAAGGTGAACCCGAAGAGCCGGCCGATGATCGCCTCGCGCAGCGCCGTGGCGGCGCCGGTGGCGTCAGCGCGCACGAACTCCTCGATGCCGAGCACCAGCGTGGCGGCCGACGGGGAGACGGCGCAGAACCGGTCACCCGCGGGCACCTCGGCGTCCGAGAGCGCCTCGCGCGCCGCCAGGATCTTGGCCTTGACGTTGGTGTCGTCGAGGTCGGTCTCGTCGGCGGTGACACCGTTCATCGCCGCGGCGACCTGGTCCTCGCAGCCGGCGGCGACGGCGGCGATCTGCGGCTCGGTGACCTGGGCGCCGAAATCGACGACCGACAGTGAGAGCTCCTCGTCGGTGATCAGCGCGGCGTCGTAGAGGTGCTGGAGCGTCACGTCGACGCCGACCTCGTTGATGGCCGTGATGTTGCCGCTGATGTCGGCACCGGGCGTGGCCTGCACGTTGGCGGTGCGGGGCTGGCGCACCCGGACGGTGATCGTGCCGCCGGTGTCGGGCACGAGCTCGTTGCCCGGCGGGCGGGCGACGGTGGCGGGCAGCACCAGCGTGCGACGGAGCAGGGGGATCAGCAGCGTGCTGATCCGCTTGGCGGAGATCATGGCCACTCGGGCGTCCTCCTGGGGGATCTGAGCCGGCAGGGCCGGCGGACGTTCATCCTGGAGGCCGGGTCAGGCCGCGCCCCGGGTGCGCTTCCACACCTGCTCGGCGAGTTCCTCACCCGACTCGGTGTCCGTGTCGGACGCCGACGACGCGCCACCGATGAGCTTCTCCCGCGGCCGGCCTCGGCCGCTCCGGGCACCACTGCCGGTGCTGCCGTCGTCGTCGGCCTGGCCGTCCTCGTCGCTCCGGTTGTCGTCGTCGGGGTCGCCCTTGCCGGGCTGGTCGCTGGTGCCCATGGCGGGCTTGGGCCGGGCGCCGAACGCCTCGAGGATCTCGTCGGCCTCGTCCTCGAGCTCCTCGCGGGTCTTGCCCCGCAGCCATCGGGCCTGCCGGGGGGTGAGGCCCTTCGCGGCCGCCACCTCGGCGACCAGGTTCTTGTGCCGCTCCTCGGCGAGCTCGGAGCGGAGTTGCTCGATCGTCGAACGCAGCTTGTCCATGTCGGACTGCTCGGACGAGGAGGCCCGGGCCTTGAGCTCGTCAAGCTCGGCCTTGAGAGCCTTCCACCTGTCCTCATGCTTGCGAGCGAGGCGCTTCCACTTGGTCACCTCGTCGCTGCTGGTGCCCGTGCCGGGCTCGTCGTCCCTGTCGATGGCGTCGTCGTCACTGGTGCCCATGCGGGCGGTGTCCTCCGATCACTCCGCAGTCATTTATCCTACAACGATTGCACCGTGGGGTCGGGCTTGGGCAGAGGTTCGCCCCGGCGGGCCGCCTCAAGGCCCTGTTCGAACGCCGCCAGGGCGCCACGGTCCTCGGTGGCCGCCCCGCGGGTCATGTGGTCCCAGATCCGCCGGTACTCGCCTGCCTGACCTGGCCAGAGGTCGGGGTCGTCGGCCACCTCCGGCCTGTAGACCGGCTCGATCGAGCAGTTGCAGTGGTCGTGCGACGCGAAGCTGCGCGCCGAGGTGTAGACCGGGCCGCGGCTCGAGAGCATGGCGCACCAGGAGCACGCTTTGCCGCTGGTCACTCTGATCCACCCGATGGCCTGGTCGTCACCGTCGACCGCCTCGGCGAGCACCTCGCGGCCGCCCCCGAGCACGAGGTTGCTGGCCGTGCCAGCTGAGCGAGTGAACCCGGCTCGGGCCGCGGCCTCGATGGTGGCGCCGCGCCGGCGGGCCCGGATGATGCCGGAGAGCGCCGCGCCGCGGAGATTCCGCAGAAACAGCTCATGCGGCGGCCCGTCGCCGGTCAGCACGGTGATGGTCCCGACAACGCCCTCGGCCGCCCGGAACTCGGCCAGATACCGGGCCGCGGCCTCGGCGCTCTCCTCGCGGGCCTCGTAGGTGACCACCGCGGCGGCGTTCGCCCACGTGCCGATCGTGTGCTCGAGGTCGGTCACCTGCACGATCGACCAGAGCCGGAGGAGGTGCCGGAGCGCCCGGGCCCGGATGCGGTTCTGCGTCTCCTGGTGGCGGACGGTCGCCCGCCGACCGTCGGCGGTCGCCGCCACCGGTCACCTCGCGCCCGCGCTGGCGGTCTCGCCCTCGGTTTGCCGGCGGAGCTCGGCGGAAAGCCGGGCGAGCGGATCTCGTGCGTCGTCCTCCTCCGCCGCCGCGAGCCACGCCTCGACTTCATGCTGCGGGATGCCAGGGATGCGCCGCCACAGCTCGCGGGGCGGCACGCCGAGCTCGCGCACCAGAGCGCCGAACGCCTGGGCGGCCTCGCCGAGTGACCGCACCCGGGTGTCGCGCCAGAGCACGGACGCGGAGGGATCGACCGGCACGCCCATCAGCTCGCCGGCGAGCGTCAGGGCCTGCTCGTGCGCCTCGCCGCAGATCGCCCGGTGCTCCTCGACCGCGGCGTGATGGCTGGCCCGGGCGGCCTCGAGCGCCTCGGCCGACAAGTTGACGAGCTCGCCGAGCAGCTCGTGCGCCGGCGTCTGGCTGACCGTGGCGAGGTGCCGGATCGACGCCTCGCGGGACTCGATGTAGCCGCGGAGGTCGGTCTGGGCGAACTCGCCGACCTGCACGTCCTGCGGGCTGTCTTCGAATGTCATGAGCCGGGCGGCGCCCATCTTCGCCGCCTGCTGCTCGGACTCGGCGAGCCACCCGATGATGTACCGCTGCCGGAACGCCCCGTAGTGCTGGGCGACGAGCAGGCCGAACGTGGTGACGTTGATCTGATCCTGCAAGGGGATCAGCGGCTGAACCACGCCACGCACCGGGTCGTCGAGGTCGTCCGTGTCGCGGTAGCGCACCACCGGGCACACGGGCTCGCCGTCGTAGGTGACGCCATGGTCCTCGGCGCCGACGAACTCAAACCGCTCGCCGGTCTCGCCGGGCGAGCGGAGCTCGTACACCGCCTGGTCATCGATGAGCCTCCATCGGTTGCCGCGGCCCTTGATGAGCGCCGCCCGCGGCCAATCGTCGTCGGGCGAGCTGTAGGCGGCGGTCAACTGCCGGGGCGAGTAGCCACGCATCACCGGCACCGGGTCGCCGGGCAGCACGACCACGAACGCGGCGCCGTAGGCGATGGCGGCGCGGTGCACGCCGATCTGGCGGGCGGCGAACCGGTTGCGCTGCCACGCCTCCCACACGGCGAGGTTGCCGGGCTGGTCGGGCGACTGGAACCCCTCGACGTACATCCCCTGCACCCGGGCGTTAACGACGTACTTCAAGACGTTCACTCGGGCCACCCGGGCCAGGCGGCGCACGTCAGCGGGGGCGTCCGGCGGGAGACCGCCCAACGGCCGGTCCTCGTCCGGGTCGTCGCGGAGGTACGAGCGGATCACGTCGAGGCGCTCGCGCTCCGCTTCGCGGATGCGCCGCACCTCATCTGCCAGAGCAAGCGCCTCGGCCTGATCCAACGCCACGACCGGGATGCTACCGTCGCCGGGCTTCCTAGACCGCCAAGGCCCGGCCGGTCTTGCGGCGCCGCTTGCTCGGCCGGTCAACGCCCCAGGCCGCGAGGGTGACCGCGACGAGCGGCGCTATATCGACCGAGGCGTCG